GTTTTACCAGAATCGACAATATCATCAACGAATAGGATGTTTTTACCATGATAGTAAATACACAATCCCCACACTTTATCCAGACCATTTGCCTTATGATCACGAAATGACAGCAAAAAGCTATCGCATTCAACATCGAAATGGTGGCTAATCATAATTGCGGGGATCATACCACCACGCACAATTCCGACCACGAGATCCGGTTTGAAGTTAGATTCTTCTACTTGTGTGATTAGGTTTCGGACCTTGTGATCATATAAATTCCACGTTATATACTCTTTGTTCATACACCCACCGTATTCTTCTAGACTGCATAAATAATCAATACAAATAAGGATAACACATGAACCCATATATTAACAAAATCAGGACCATAGCCAAACCAAATAAGTACACCAATTGGTACATCAGTATATGTGAGAATGCTATCTTAAGGGCGACTCATATAACTTCAGCGTCGAGGCGACTTCGTAAAACAGCAATGAACATCGAAACAGACATATACCATGAAGACCATCATATTGTTCCCAAATTCTACCACTACGACAATAACATCAATAACATGGCAATATTATCCGCCAGAGAACATTTTATATGCCATATGTTACTAACTAAAATGTTCTCTGGCGGATTATGCTCTAAAGCCAACCTTGCATCATGGAGATTGATGCATCATAACAACAAGAGAAAATTAAACAGTAAAATGTATGAATCTTTAAAGATTCAAATTTCTAAAGATGCAACTACCAGATTTAAAGGAAAACCAAGATCAAAAGAAACCAAACAAAAGATAAGTCAAACAAGAAAGAAATCCAATGAATGTAAAATGTCTTCCATAAAAAATTTACAATTAGCACAAGAAAGGGCTAAAATTTCAAATACCGGCAAATCTCGAAACGAACATTCAGATTTTATGACATCGTTCCACTCAACACAACCCAAACCAATATACATAACACCTTGGGGAAATTTTCACCCCAAAGACATCCCCAATAAATTCGGATGGGATTTTATCAGAAGTTTCTGTATATCTAATAACAACAAACCAATAATAAAACGGCAAATAACAATTACAAATAAAAAACTAAAACTTCTTGGTGATATATTGCTGTCTTATGATTGGGTGGGAAGAACCCCTTTGGAGATAGGATTTTCTTATGTCCCCAAACCGTTACCGAATAATATAGCGTGAAGTCTGCCGCTAACATGATATCCTCGATTGATTGCTTCATTGGCAATAGCGCTAACAACTTTACTATCCTCTTGTTGTGATTTTGTTGCGCCCGCTGGCATAACATACACAGGCAAGTCGACCTCATTGTCCCGAAGTTCTTTAACACGATCTTCCAATTCATTCCACGATCGGGGATCATTGTTCATAACGAACTTGAGATGACCGTATTGATTCAAGGCGTAGTACGATTTGATTACTTCTGGGTGCCACGCATCTTCTGATTGTTCGCCTGACACATTGAATAGCTTTGGTGAAATATTCCAACACAGGCCAATATTGTTAGTAATATACCACTCAATGAATTTCTTACTCAGTGGTTGAGTTCCATTAGTTTCAATTTGAATGACTTCTGGGCCAGACGAATATGACAAGAGTGAATTGTATATTTCAATCATCTGTTTTTGCCAAAGCATCGGTTCGCCACCGGTGAAGCACAAGTCCATCTCATGTAATGTTTTACTGTGCTGCCATTCACCATCATACAAAAGATGGGCTATTTGGTTTCGGTAAAACTCTTCACCGTCATTAAATGTCAATGCAAGGTGCTTGAAATTCTTCGACCATGAATACCCGGAATCACACCCTGTTTCAAACACAGGCAAATCCTCTAGTCGTTTATACATATGGGAATCGACAAATTGTGGAAGTTCCCACGTTGATTTATCTGTTGGGTATTTCTGCATGAACCCATGACAGTTAAGATTGCATCCGAAAAACCTAACCCATAGCGACAGAACTCCAGTTCGAATTCCTTCTCCTTGAATGGATCGGAATACCGGTTCACCAATTCTAATCATAATAAACTCCTACTCAAAAATACATTATATCAGGCTACGGGTTTTTGTTCAATTCTTTTGACTGTATCATCAGATAATCGACCCAATTGCTCGCACGTTCTTCTGAATCAAAAAATCTAAAGTGAGACCATTGATATGTTTCATTAAATGCATGGATCAAAATTGTACCAGTATCATCATTGACTGATACTTTGAAGAGCCAATCGTTTCGTCTAACGATGGTTAGAGAAACTAGTTTCATGGGGAAATTAATCCCCATGAAATTTTTAGGCAATTATGCAGTGATAGCAGCTGCAGCTTTAACCGTCTTGAGATCATTCGTCTCCGCCTCTGTGACCTCTACTTTACGAGGTTTCTTTTCTTCAGGGATGAAATGCTCAAGCCACACTTTTAACATACCATTAACCAAGGATGCATTTTGCACAGTGACAGAGTCTGCCAATGTGAATGTGCGTTCGAAAGCACGTTCTGCAATTCCTTTGTGAATGTAGTTCGACTCAGGATCAGAATTGACGTTACCTTTGATAACAAGAATGTTATCCTTTGTGGTTATGTCAATGTCAGATTTCCCAAATCCAGCGACCGCCAATTCAATAGCATAATGGTTGTCGTCTAGTTTGCGAACATTGTATGGTGGCCAGTTTGGAACTTTCTTCCATGCCTCATTTGACATGCGATCAAGTTCTGCAAACACGTTGTCGAAACCGACCCATGATGCCAATTGCGGTAGTGAGCCTACGTTGAAATTTAGTTCTCTCATAATTATGTCTCCTTTATTAAGCTAGACTATTAAAAATCTGACCTCTATTGAGCGTCAGATATTGGGGGAAAATCCCCAATCCGAGTTACTCGCCTGCAGGAATAACTTCCTGGGGAGCTGGCTGCACTTGTGGGGCAGCTTGTTGCTTGATGTTGTCGATCAAACCTGCAACTTGTGCATATGGTAGTTGACCAAGACCGCCAAGAACTGTATTTGCTTCTTCGATAGTGAATTCAAACTTCAATTTTTGTTGTTCCATGTAAATCTCCTTAACGTTTATTACCAATAGAGTACTTTGACACAAGTACCCACTCATTTTTCTCTTTATACGAGAGAATTTTTATATTGGACAAGTTTAACCTATCCAAAATCTTTTGCTCTGCGACTACTTTCAGCAACCCCCAATCCTGCAGCAAGTGTGCTATTGTATTTCGCCTTTTTATATCATCTTCACTTATGGAAGAATCCTTCCCATCTAACAAAAACATTTCTTTAAAATGAGTAATGTAATACTTACCCCGTTTATGCAAAATGTGACACGACTGATATAACTTTTTATCCTTCTTAGAAGCGACTCCTATACGAGTTAAAGATTCTTTAATCTTCAAGAAATCATCAGGAGATTCTAAAATAACTTCGATAAAATCATCTAGTACCATTCCTTCCACCTTTACTTTCACTTATTCTTTGTTTTTCTTCTTCACTCATTAACGAGGCATACTGTCTTGCAACATTACTATTACAAGAATATATATGCCTGATTAACTCAATAAGTTCAGTATCAGGTGTCTTTTTCTGCCATGCGCCCCAGCGCTTACCCTTTGGAATGCCCTCTTTGTAAAATTTATATTGAATATCTTTATCTAAACCTGCACATTTGTTCATGGCGTTCGCAAAATGAATGGTTTGATTGTGGAAAGATAGCGCCTTGTTTATTATCCATGGTGCATAATCTTTCATCTCAAAATCGAGATTGGATTTCTCATTCAGATGCTTTACAACGTCAAATGGACTCATACCACTTTTCTCTAATTCTGACCTTTTCTTCAGCAGAGTCGATTTCTATGAATTCCAGAGATTTCATCTCCTTCAAAATGATTTCCATATTTTCGACGACAAAATCTGCCGGCATTCCAGCTTGGTAAAGGCTAACACTTACAACATCCATAAAGTCGTGTGCATCAACCCAAACCCCTTTGGTCAAAGTTCTTACCATTGCGGAGAATCCATTTATTTCCATTGCACGTCACTCATCAACAACTCAGTACAGAATGCTGCATTGTTTATTTCTTGGTCTGCACAAAATGCAGCTTGATATTGATATTGCCCAATCAGCAGAATCAACGAAGGCAAAGATTTGACTTCCATGTACTGCTCTGCGCCGTCATACATTGCACGAAAGAATTGTGCAGAATCCATATCGGCATTTGCGACCCACTTTCGCATATCATTGAACTTTTTATTCTTCAGATGCAAGAAAAGTTCCTTGATCGAATCTTCCGAGAAATTGACCAGAATCCCCGAGTCAATTTTTCCAGAGACAGAATATTTCTGCAGTTCATTGATGCAACGTCGGAAGTCGGGGAAGAATTTATTGACGACTTCTGCAACCACCTTCTTATCAAAGTCGACTTTTTCTTCATCTAGAATCTGACAAACCCTCTTAAAGAAAAGAGATGCCAGCCCAGCCTTTTCTGATTTCGGTATCTTGAAATCGAAAACAGCAGCACGAGAATGCAGTGGTTCAATCAGCCTAGTCTTGAAGTTACAAGTCATGATGATTGCGTGGTTTGACGAAAATTCTTCAATGAATCCACGCAACGATGCTTGTGCCTGCGGACTCAAAAAGTCCGCTTCATCTAGCAAAGTGATTTTCTTACTGTCAGTGAAAGAGACAGTCGACGCAAAATTGGCAACCTTAGTTCTGATGTTGTCAATACCGTTCTCAAGCGACGCATTGATTACCATAAAGTCGGCATCAAGTTCGGCAGCGATACACCTTGCCAATGTGGTTTTACCAACACCAGCCCCACCTGAGAAAATTATAGTACCGAGCTTGCCCTGTTTAACATAACCCTCCGCTGCCGATTTGATACCAGCAGGGAGAATTGCGTCAGCTATCTTTTGTGGTCGATATTTCTCGACCCACACATCATGTTTGTCGTTATACAACATGATGATTAACCGAATGTACTAGTGGCTTCTATAGCAATAAAAACGGTCAAGGAGATTGTCGAATGAGAAAACTTCGAAATGCGTTGCTTGGACAAATCTACCGTGTAAGAACCATTTGGTAGCTTAAGCTTTTCAACTTTGAACATTGCATTGAACTTCTCAGGCGACTTGGTCTCAAGATCGATATCGAAAGAATTGCCGGTTGGGTTCTTTGCATCGAACACACGAGCAATGATCTTCTTGCCGTCACCAATGAAGGCTAGGTCTTCAACTGCCAGAATGCCAGCCATTTTCTTGACTGAATTGAGGTTGTCCTCAGACAGATCGAACGATACCTCAGGTGTAGGCATTTGAATCGACTTCGATGGTGTGGTCAAAAGAGAATCTTCTGCATACACATACTTCACTTTGGACTTCCCTTCCTTAATGGTCATCGACTTGTCATCAAGATCCAATTCGGGCTTGCCAAACGAACCAATAACACCAAGTAGTTCATTGAGGTTAAAAATAGAGATTTGCTTCGTGAAATCATCTTCACCTTCATACTCAGCGAAAATGTCCTTCGATGCTGCCATTGTTGCGAACTTCTTACCTGGTTTGATAACCAAATTTGTGTTGATTGTGGCGAATGCCTTAAGAATATCAACTGTTTCCTTAGATAATTGCATAAATTACTCCTTCACTAAAAATACATTATAACATCATCATTGTTTTATTGCAAATATCATTCACTTACAGTTGTAGTATTCGTGGTATTCGTTTCCACGGGAATAATACTGGGTTGCGTTATAATCACTCCAGCTTGGGTCAGTAATTTGGTAACTAAAACTGAAGGGAATTTGCCCATAGTGACAAAACTCTGTTTGAACTTTTTGCCCTGATGCTTCTGGCCTTGTTCGATGTTCACTTGCTCCGCCATCCTGCGCCACATTTTTTGCTTGCCCATTATAAACTCCTTTTTCTAAGTTCTCGATCTCACGGTTGATATACCAAATAGCTTTTTTCAAATCTTTAACAGCACCAGAACCTTCATCATCCTTTAGTCCATTTCTCCACAAATATTTAATTGCATTACCGATACAAAAATTATAGTGTTGAGTAATCTCAATTGCCTCTACACCACTAGGATGACTTGTATAATGTTTTGGGTGATTTACCGCATCATTCATTCACTACCTCCGCTCTATTTTGTATGTTTCTGTTCATAACCAAGTGGGCAGGAATAACTGCAAATCGTGTATAAACACCTTTTATATATGCTCCGGCGCCCAAATCAACAATAATAAAAGGTCTACCGGCGACCTGTGCTTCTGACACTGCCGCGCCGGTGACCGAACCTTCTAATGTCTTAATCTGAATGCTCATGCAACTAGCTGCTTCAGATCATCAACAGAAATACCGGTATTGCCAGACACACTCCAGATTGAGACATAATGACCATTACCATCACGCCAATTTCCAACATGATAGTCATAGTTGTAACCTTGCACTTCTAGGCGATCCCACAACTCATTTGTATAATCATACATGTCTCCAAAGGCGACTTCACTATTGTCACCGTCACCATACACCAATGCCTCGAGAGTACTAACCATTACTCCAAGTTTATTTGCAACCCAAGACCTAGGAACAAACTTGTCATTAAACTTGCTCCTGAAAACATCTTCGTTGGCATCAAAATAGTATCCGGCGTCAGTCAGATCAGACCACGAAAGTCCCGTCTTGATATCGGAACCATCATTGCTAACAACTGAGGTGTTGTTGTAATCACGATCGGCCAAGAATTCACGCCATTCGTCAGTGGTCACTTCACCAATAACTTCGTAACGGCAGGTACGACCTTTTGCGTTGTTATAATCGTTAGGAATCGAAACGATATCCTTAGGATTGATCTTAACCAACATACAACGGTCATTGTTCCTTGCCTCCGAACCATAATGATTCAGATAACCCTTACTGCAGAAGTGAAGGCCAGCTGAACAGGTATTCGAACGGTTGTCATCGACTGCAAACCGGGGCATTTCAACAACCTTACCCACGCTGTTGTCGAACTTACCGGAATAGATATCAGTGTAATCATTCTTAACGATCTTGTACGCAATCAAGAAACCATCTTGCGTGATCGGCAGTTCGGACTGATCCATGAACAGGAACAGTTCATCAACAGCAGCCTTGCTTGGGTTATCGTACAGGTTGCACATGAAGTTGACCAGAGGTTGTGCATCGAAGCCCTCACCGACCATCTTGATAATGCGCTTGACAATAACATCAGAGAGAGGATAAGTCGTACCTTTCACATTGACCTCACCGTTACCATCAGCGATGGTAATATTGAAAGACTGATTGCCCACAAAGCGTGCCGTGAAATTCTGAATTGCGCTCTTGGCATCCATCTTCTCAGCCGAATCATAATCACCGGCAATGATCAGGTCCTTGAACTTTTGGAATCGTTTGTCGTCTTTATACACCGTCACACGATTACCATTTGACAGGTTGATCAGGGTGACTTGATCATCATTACTAAAATAAGAGTGCGTCATTTTGTTGCTCCTTTTAAATTCCAACAAGTTCAATGTATTCGGTGATGTCTTTCTTTTCAGTTCCCGAATCGACATATTTCAACATCTTGTATGTATTATACAGATTGTCCCTAATTTTGTCAAGAGATATTACTGTTCCCTTTGACGACTGCAGTGGAATATCCAACAATGAACTAATCTCGGACAGATAAGAATATTCACCGAGAACATCTGCTGCTTTGCCACCAACTTTCTTTGCCATGATCTGAGCGATGGTGTCCATAACTTCATTCCAAAGACTAGGTCCTGCGGTGCGGAACTTAACCTTGTTCATTACATGGAACACGTTATTGGAATAACCATAGTTGTACCCAATCAAGCTGTTTTGCAAGTCTGCATACATCTTCGAATCGACAAACTCGACTGTGTTGAGTCTGGCAAACTCATCCAAGATGAAGTCTTCGATAGGCACAGCATACTTCGGAATCTTCTGGCCTTCCTTGACCGCGATGATGGTGATATCCTTACTGTTGCTCTTGATGATATCGACCATCTTGCGTTGCATTTTGGGGATCGAGTCGATTGTGCGGGCATCAGCGAATTCGATTGCCACAACCTTCGTCTTCTTGTCGATCTTACTTTCATCGAGGCGCTGGAAAGACTTCCTCCAGATGCCCCAGACCACAGGAGCAGCTTTCGTACCCTTGACACGAGGTGCCTTCGGTGGCTGTTCCAAAGTAGACGCCTTGACCACAAACCTCTGCAACTCGGCCGGGAAGAAATTGTGCTTAACGATCAGCGCATACTTGCCTTGCCCTTGACCGAGCTTATGCTTGACACGGGAAGGTGTTCCCTTGGTGTCATCAATAACAATTGTGACTCGATCTAGAGAATTAATCTTGAATGAGACACCGCCACCGGATGTGTTGTATTCAGTATGCAGCTGAATAGCATACGACTTCCAACAAGAGTGATTCTTTTTGAATGCACTGATTGTCTTACCGTTGCAGATACGACCATCAACAGTATGCACGTCTTTGACCTTAACAACGAAATTCTGCAGGTCATTTGGGCTCGACACTCCGTACTTGTTACCGACCAAGAATGGAATAATGACTTGGCTGTCACCAACAACACCGAATACATCCTTGCAAGCCGCAACAACCAGCTGACGATAATGCAGGCCATCAGTTGCTGGTGCAAGATAGTTGGTCAAAATTTTTGCGAACTCGTCATGCACCATGTTCAGCCGAGCTTTGATAGCATCCAGCGTGTGCCGAGTGTACTGAATCTGCTCACGACTGAGGGAGGTTTCCAGTTCGCCTGTAGGGAACTCAACAATGAATGCCATACCCAACAGCTTGAGCAGTGGCATATTTTGCAACTCATTCTTCAAGAGCTGGGTATCAACAGAATACTCACGCTGAGTTGTGATGAACTTAATAGTCCTTCCGCTATATCGCTCAGCCGTAATCAGCTTCCAACCAGTTCCACGTTGAATTCCTGGGTTATCAGCAGACCACGTAACCCGTGAATTCTTGATGTTGGGCTTGACTGCGTAGTACTTGAATACTGTAGTGAGATTTTCAGTCCAGTTCCAGATACGATTCGGATTGACTGGAATGATCACCTCAAGACCAGATTCGTGATCGGTCTTTTCAGTACGAATCTTCGTCAGGGAAGGGATGCCACTTGCATCAATGACGATGAAATATTCCTTCAGCTCGCCTTCGAAACGGGAAACAATATTCCACGTCGAAGTGACAGCGGCGGGCGATTTCGAGCCGAGACCGAATGCACCAATAAACACATTCGAGTCCGATTTGGTCGATTCACCATAAGTTGTCAGCAGGCGATATACATTTTCCTCGCTCAGACCAGGGCCGTAGTCACGGAATCGAATATGGGCGTCGAGGTTGGTCGGCATTGTGAGGTCCCAAGGACGCTCAGGTGTGCCTGCAAGAATATGTGCGTCGTTACAGTTTGCGCCGATTTCATACAGCACTGCCTGTTCTTTGTTGGAATACAGAGATGACGACAGCATGGAGAACAGCTTTGCACTGTCCTTCGAGATACCGAATTCGACACGACTGGATTTCTCCACGTTGGTCTTAATGTCGGTGCGGGAATTTATTAGTTGCATTTATTGCTCCACGAATAGATACGAATTTGGTATTGCTATTATACAGTACAGTCTATTTATTGTCAATGTGCGTAAAATCGATCATTAACTGCGTAATGTGTGTTTTTACGTACATTACGAATTACTTATTGACAAGCCATGTGATGGACTGGCCGCACTCAGGACTCGATGCCCTGGCGAAGTCAATGAATCGACCACGATCATGCACCAGTTCGTCCCATTGGCCCATCGAATCACAATAGATGATCTTTTTCTGGCCGTACTTGGTGAACACTTCCCGCACGACGTTTTCTGCATCATTGGTGACAGACTTATTGCCCCAATCACAATCGACCAGGAAAACTTTGTCAGGGGAAACAGCAACCACAGTATAATTTGACTTGTTCATATCATCCCCCAGATTGTGGCGATTCCTGACACCATCGCAATTGCACCAGCTGTGTATGTAATGGCATCATTGTTGAGACGACCATTGTAACCATAGCGCCAACGATACAACAGACCATAGCGCCAACGATACAACAGTGTTAGTGCATGATATACCCCAATGAACACAAAGAGGCCGACAAAACATCCAGTAAACACAGGAACAAATATGCCGCTCTCCCAAAATTGCTGTTCAACTGGATTGCGATAAACAATAAAAGATTGGGTAGTCATTTAAAACTCCTTGAAGCCGAAAGAATCGACAAAGAACTTGTTACCGGCGGAATCGACAACCACATCACCGACCGAGGTGCTGCGAGGCCGCTGGGAGAAGAGAGCAACAACCTCATTGTTCTCCGTCCAGGAATGGTCGATATGATTGGTCACGTTGAACACACCTTCCAAGTCGGCAACTTCAACATCAGCAACTCGAGTGTAGAGCGTATCAGGCTTGTTCCACATCTCAACAACTGCGAGCATTCGAACCAAAGGATCGAAACCAAACATGATGTCGTCAACCATTGGTACACGTTGCTGAATCTGAAGTTCACGGGGAACGGTCAGGTGATATACAGAGAATTTCATGCTGCGCTCCAAGAAATATCGGTTACATAGAACTTGTTCCGGGTACAGGCTTCTTTCACCGGGTTACGCTTATCCATCTTGACCAGGGCAGCCAAGTTGCGTTCAACTTCCGACACAGGCACGGTGATGTAAGTATCCACCGACATGCCCTTAAGGTGCCCACTAACAAACACCTTTTTGTACCTGATTTTCGCTTTGTTCATTTTCTGCTCCGTATCTCAATCGATGTACCAATTATAACAAATGCACAGAAAAATGCAACAAGACACGTAACCTATTGATTCTTAATCGACCATCTCTAGTTCAACGTTAGTCCATACACCAGGAGCAAAAATGACTCGCTTGGGACCGTCAGACATATTGGTAGAATGAACAATATCCAGTACTCCGTAGTCAGTTGTGATGGTGTCCAAATCATTGATCACCAGTGGGCCACCGCTCTTTTGGAAATACACAGTGCATTTAGTAGTCATTTTAATCTTTCTTGACAGAAGCTTTAAACATGAAGTTGCCCAGAATGTAGATGCCCCACATCTGAAGCCAGCCAACTTCAACCAGTCCAGGAATTGCAGGAACAAGACACCAGTTCCACAACAGCATCAATGGGAACGACAGCAGGAACCCCAAAAACAGAACAGTTGCAAACAGGGCAGCAAACAAACTGAAAGGAGCAGCAATATTCATTTCATTTCACCTTTACGATAAGACCATCTTTTAGAGTGCATTCTGCCCACCACTTATGCGGTTCGGGGTAATGCGGACCTTCACAGCATACAACACCTTCCCGGGGTTCATTGCCACCGAATGGGCCGGGCTGATAGATGCGGATGCTTTCACCGGCCGCAACAGCTTCCTTGAGTGCTTTTTTCGACTTGAAATTACGCACAGTGTACATTATAACACCTCTGTTAAGATGCGGAACGACTTGATGGTCATATTTTCAAATGTAATTTCAACCGGGACACCTTTTAGCTCGCTCACTGAACGCACTTTGGCATCTTCCAATAGTTTTACAGTATCACGAACGCACATGGCATATAGCCGATCTTGGTCTTCCACAGTCCATTTAGCATATTCATCTGGCACCATAGACCAACCACCGTTATATCCATGGCTGACTCCCCAGCCTTTACCTCCGAAGGTGATCCATAGTCCAACTTGGCATTCTTGATAACCCCCAAGACCGAATTCAGCAGAGACAATTTTACCTAGTTCTTTTTCCATTTTATGCAACCCCCATTGCCCGACGTTCCAAAGGCGTCAATTTTTCGATAACACGCTTCCGCACTGCTGCAAGATCATTGTGCTTCGCTTCTTCAATCGTGTCGAAGATAACAAAAGTCTTCTTCACAATTGCGTCAAACTTGTTTTCGGCCTTCCACTTGTTGGCTTCTTCCTCACTAGCAACAAAGAATTTGTGGTTGTGCATACTGCCGCCATCCCACACTTCAATGCTCCAACATTCAATTGTTACCATTTTCAAGCTCCCTTTTGTATGCGGCACGTTCGGCCTTCCAGAACTTGCGCTTGACATATGGGCGAAGATGCTTCCACCATTCTGATGGGCGAGTCATTGTGCCCTTCTTTACGCTAGCCATTTTGTTCCTCCCAGTTCAGCATTTTACTGATCTTGCATTGAGCGACACATATCCCTTACGTTGCAGGATGTGCAGAGGGGCAATGTGGTCGATATCCTTGGCCATGAAGTATTCCGACACCGTGAAGTTCTTTGTCAGAAACTTAACGAAGTCACGGGCGGATGCACGAGGGCGAGCATGTTTGAAGCGAGCGACGAATTGGCCTTCATGCGTCACATACACTTCTTTGGTTCCACTGATTTCGATATTCCACATGATATATGTCGTTACTGATTGGTATTCGATGTATCAATAGTAACACAACTGTGGTTGTTGTCAATAAGGCACGTAACCTATTGTTTATTCTAATTCTTCTAATATCTGTATATCATGTTGCCCAGCCAGTACGAATGCAATTAGTGGATCTAGCTCAACTTCCCACAGCATACGTGAATCAATCGGTTCATACATTTCCCGGCCTAGTCGGCGGGCCGCAACCGGAACCGGAGCGCAGTAAACGCCAGTCTCGTCGCCTGGTGCCGGGGTCAGCCCACAGAGTTTAAACAATAATTCACGCTGATTTTCATACGCTGTTGCATGATGACCAGTGTATGGAATCCCCACAACATATCTCATTTCTTTTTCTCCACAGCAGTGCAGTAGGCATAGCCATCGATGTTACGGGTATTTACACGTTTCATCTCAAACTGACATGCCTCCATTGTGGGATACGTAAATTGGTGCGTTGTTTCACACATGCCGCCCCACAGCACTCCCAAACAGACAGTTAATACATAGATAGTGTTCATGTTTTATATATTATCTTTTTTTAGTCTTATGGTCTTATGTGGCACTGCGTTCCATTTCATTGAGAACATCCAAACATAGTCAGGCTCGACTGTAAAGACAGCATGTTTACCTCGAGGCTTCCCAAGGAATTGTAAGTCAACATCGTCGTAGTAATAACTGTAGTAGGCGGCATCCATGCCCGTTTCCCGACCCCACTCTTCTACACCATCCACCCATTCTCTTGTCAAGTAGGCATCATGGCGGACATTTTGCGGGACTTCAATTCGAACTTTCATTCTTCCTTCATCTTGGCAAGGAGATCATCCCGCCACTTAGTCCATGCTTTGATTGGGTGATACTTAGTTGCTCGCAGACAACGGATCAGTTCCTCTTTATCAGCTCTCAAGTCAATAATTTCCTGCGGTGTCCAATCAACATTGTCACAGCAACATTCCCATTCGCTACGGGCTAAACATTTACATCCAATCCCATCAGCCATCACTCATCCTCCTTTTAAAGCTACGATTACAGCAGCACAGAGAGCGATCACCCCTATTCCGGTGATTATAAATGGATCAAGAATTGATCCAGAAGTCTTGCCAATCATCCTTCAAATGTTTTGAGTAAGCATCAAGGTCAAAGCTGATAGCTTTAGCTGCAAGTTCCAGTAGTTTTCTGTCAGTCATTTCGCACCCCCTCTCTTGGTTACAGCCGAAATGCGGGTGCCGTTGTTGCAGGTGACATCCGTTGTGACTGATATATTGGACGGCTGATTGAAGTTCCCGTCGATGATCCGCACACCACCATGCGGCGCACAAACATCAGTTGCTGTGGTGATCTGATCGGCATGAACCTCCCGCTGACCGTTGAAGAATGCAACGGAACTAATCGTAGATATAACTACTAGGAAAAAAGCAAAATCATCCTTCATTATTTGTACTCCATTTCAATGTTACGCCATTCGCCAGGACCTTGCATTCCACTCTCCCACCATTGTTGCAGAACAGCAGGCTTTGCATCAACCAGCTCAAACTTCGCCTGACCTAATGACAGTTCATGTTCAAACGCATACGCTTTGATCTCTTCCACTGTGGGGAAGTTTCGTGGCGCATACCATCGAAGCTTCGCCGTAGGCACCATGTCAGTAGTCGCCGCTGTCATATTCATAGTGATTGTAGTCCTCGTCAGTACCCCAACCAGCCGAGGCCATTGCAGAATCGAAGTCGCCATCCATGCGGTCGTCGAACTCCTGCATTGCCTCGAGCTCGTCGTGGTCGATTTGATCCAGCACTTCCATCACCTCAGCCACCGGCAGATCATACAGAAACGCAATGGTCGCCGCATCACAGCCTTCACGGGTATAGAGATCCGCAATCTCATTGTAATTCGAATGCTTCGCAGTCATCTTAAGCCTCCAAGTCCAGGTATTCGTAGTCTTTGCCGGGATACTGCATAGCATCAGCAGCTTCCTCAGCTAGAGCTGCGGCATGCATTTCGGCACGCAGCACTTCGTGGGAGACCCAGTTATCTTCCTCAGCACCCGGGATCACCCAGCCTTCATCACGCAGCATGTTGCGACCTTCAACAGTTTCCATCGTGCGCTCGAGGTAGCCGTCCAGCTTGGCGATTTGGTCTTTCAGCCACCCGGGAGAAGCCAGCTCTTCCGGGGTACCGAATCGGGGACGGAAACCATTCACTTCCTTGTGGTAATCCGACCACGTCTGATGCAGTTGCTCAGCTTCCGTCAGCTCTTCCCAGGTGCGATATTCAGACATTTTGTGTTGCTCCCAATTGCTATTCGATGTACTTATAGTAACACGACCACAATTTTTGTCAA